CCTCATTGCGGAGGTCCTTTAGACAGGGAGGCGGTAGGGGTATGGATTCCTATTAAGCCTGATCGCCCGAAAGAGGGGTATCAATTTAATATGTTGAACTCATGGGAGAACACTGTTGCTTCTATGTATGACTCTTGGGCGGATGCATGGACAAATGCTAATGGGATGCAGCATTTTTGGAATTCCTATCTGGGGATTCCCTTTTCTTTAGGAAGTTCAAGAATTACTTTAGATACTTTGAAGAGGGCAGCTCGGGTGAGGGAACCCTATAATTTTGTAATTAAGAAGGGAGAAGCCCACATTGAGGATAATTGCAGTACTAAGAAATGCTCTATGGGGATAGATGTGGGGAGAAACTTTGACGTAAGGGTTTCTGAGGTAGAATCTAATGGAAGTAGACGGGCAGTATTTATAGGAAAAGTGACCTCTCGTCAGGAGCTTATTGATATAGGCCTTCGATATAACGTATATGTCGCGGTAATCGACTCTGGGCCAGAGACTCGCTTTGTAGAAGAATTTCAGCAGGATGCACCTTTCTTTGTGTGGACTTGTCGATATGATGGAGAAGGTACTGACAAAAGAACCAAAAAAGATAGGAAGACACGCTCCATACATATAGATAGAACTGTTGCCCTCGACAGGGGGATGACAGAGTTTAAACGAAGCAGGAATTTCCTGCCCATGAATTTAGAGCATATCCTCGAGGGCGATTATGTTGATGAGATGATTAATTCTATCCGAAAAGAGGAGCTGGACGCTCGCGGAAATACTAAGATGGTATGGACTAAATGTGTCGATCATCAAAGACATGCAGATCTTTATGATTTATTGGCCTCTGAGTTTTGCTCCTCTTCGGGTCTTGACGGAATTAGTGTGGGTTGAGTATACTAACAAGATAGGAGACTTTTAATGGCTAAAGAAATTACTTTACGAACTGTCCTAAGAGTAAATAAAGCGGGAATCGCGCGAAATTTTGACCAAGGTTCTATTCGATTTAATCAAACAGGTACTGGGTATATAGATACCTTTCAGATTATAGGAACCGGAACACATGAGCTAATAAGCTTGGGGGCTCTTACAGTCCCCGGCGCATTTGGTTTTTATAATATGAGTACTTCTGTTCCCTGTCTGTTGGGGTTAGATGTAGGAAGTGTCTTCTACCCTTTTGCGTCTATTCCCGCAAAGACGTTCCTTTGTGGGGCTAATTTAGGGACTAGTGAGGTTTATGCTAAGGCAGTTGGAGCTAGTCTCCACTTACAATTCAATATTATTGAAAAGTAATTGCAATCGATTGCACGAGGAACTTATGAGTGTTACTGGTAAGACTAAGGGCGGAAATGCTCCCATCCTTTCGGTGGGATACATTATGGGGGACGGCTCTTGCGTCAGCCAATCCGACCTTCAATCACATAGTAAATTAACCCCTATGTCTAAGGCTCTTACTGACTCTACGACCTCTACCACAGTAGATACTAGCAGTAAGAACCCCTTTAATAACCTAAAGAATTTTGCCAAAACTGAAGCTAAGGATGTGGTCTCCCCGCCCTTTGATCCCAATCTCTTAGCGAAATTTATCGATGTAGATGAAACACATAGCAGTAGTTCCCGAGTAAAGATTACTGATGCTATGGGCCGAGGCTTTCGAGTAGGCTTAAAAGATCGCTCGGAGGTTACGGAGGAAGCTACCTCTATTGTAGAGACGGAATTAGTGAACGATTTTATCCGTAATTGCAATTCTCATGACGGCTTTATAGGGACTTTTACTCAAGCCGGAATTGATTTCGAGTCGGTAGGATGGGGCGCTATTGAGGTTGTCCGCTCTATGGATATGCGAGTCAAAAAGATTCAGCATGTCTCGGCCCCGAGAATCTTAGTTCAAGACGGCTGGTTTGGCTTTACTGAGGAGCTGGAGACAGGTAAAAAGCTTCACTACCAGAACTTTGGGGATAAAGTCGTCTCTAAAACTCGAGTAGATATTTTTGGCGATCCTGAGCCTTTTGACTTATCTAAAGACGGATCTTGGGCTAACGCCGAGTGGAATTTGCGGGATTGGGAATCTTTTAATCAAACTAATGATTTGTCCCGATCTGCTAATGAGATCCTCTACATCCCAAAATATCACCCTAAGAGTGTGTATTATGGGGTTCCTGACTATATCCCCGCGGTCGGCGCGATGATAGGGAATATCAATATTAGAGATTATTTCCTTCAGTTCTTTGACCACAACGCAGTCCCTCAATATGCTGTAATCGTTAAGGGAGCGGATCTTTCTCAGGAAGTAAAGAATCTGATTCAGGGCTATTTCTCCCGAGATGTTAAAGGCTCCGCCCATAAGACTCTAGTTATTCCTATCCCTGCCGTAGGGGAAATTGATGTGGTCTTTGAGAAACTAGATGCTAACGCAAGCGGCGATGAGTACAATAATATCCGACGAGCTAATCAGGATGCCATCATGGTCGCCCACGGAGTTAGCGCAGCTATTATTGGACTAACGGATACGGCTAGTTTGGGCTCTGGGAAGGGCACGGCCCAGATGGAGAACTATCGAGAACGTATTGTTATTCCTTATCAACTACGCTGGTCTTCTGAAATGAACTCTCTTTTCGAGAAGGGGCTGGGGGTTTATAAGGTAGGCGTAATTTTCGATCCTTTGAGCACAGAGGATCGCTCTGTCCTCTTGAAAGACGATATCGAAGCTATGAACAACGGGCTCTTGACGATTAATAACGTCCGAGAACGCAATAATCTAGGTCCTCCTATATCCGAAGGAGATAGATTATTTATTAATACCGGCTCAGGCCCTGTTTTTTTGGACGAACTAACGTCAACCCCTGAGACTGATGATGCTATTAATCAGTTAAAGTTGCGGGTGACTGAAGATGCCGCATAATATCCAGAAAAGTAGCTACTTTTCTGGCCCCACTTATTTTGGAAATTCGCGCCTGCACCGAGAGAAGATGGCGGGAGTCCTTATATCTAAGGACTATATGCGATTCTCTAAGAAGTTCCTCGAGAATTACCGCGCAGGGATATCTACCTCTTCCCTACGGTTTTTCTTTGAAATAACCCTGAACAGGATCATTTTAGATGCTTACCTGTTTGGGGCAGACTCGGCACTGAGGGATTTTGGATTCAATACCCTAGAGCAGGTATCTAATCAGAGAAGCTTTACTCTCGCCAATGAAACTGTATTGAAACAGATTCAACTTAGGGCAGTTAAATCTTCAGACTCTATCCATAGAACCACACTAGGAATTTTCAGGCGACAGGCATCTGAGGAAGATATATTAAAATACGTTAAGCGATCTCAGCTTTGGCGGCCTCTAATGATTGCGAGAAGGGAGTTCTTTTTCGGCTTTTCTCTAGCCAGATACCAAGTTTTCCAAAACTCAGGAGTAAAGAGAGTTCTCTGGTTCAATGGGAACTTAGATAAGAAGCCTCTTCATTTTCGGAATCAATCTGAGGGATTTATCTCTATTGGGGATAATTTTAAGAGTGGAACATTTAGCCCCGGTATTGAGGACAGAGATTCTTTTGGGTGTCGTTGTATACTTTTACCGGATACCCTTAATTTAGTTCCAGAGGTTATTTGGCTCGGTAGTTGACAAATCTCTATTTGAAGTGGTATAACTAAGCCATGAAAGCTTCTAATGTGATATTCGAGGGCGAATTCCTCCGGGGAGAGGGAAAACGAGTCAAAGGTTTTCTCTCTTTTAATACTGAAGATAACGAATTTGATATCCTGACCCCGGAGGGTTTCGACACCCAATCCTTTCTAGAGCAAGGAACTCTTCTATATAATCACAAGCTGTGGAAGGATGGCAGGGGCAACGCTATCCCTATAGGCGAAGTAGAGAATGTTGATCTAGTTAAGGTCATTTCCGGCGACGACCCCGAAAATTGGGCTATTAAATCCATTAAATCCGGAAAGATCATAGATAGCTTCCCTCGTTCTCGGACTCCTAATATAGTAGAGGGCGACCGAGGATTATGGGCTATCGCTCGAGTAGATATCCCGGATGTGTGGAGCAAGGTCCTGCGAGGCCTGCTAAATGGCTTCTCATGGGCGGGCAAAACAATTATGAGGAAGATTAATTTGGGGGAGCTATCTCGAAATGTGGGTATTAAAACTCGCTTAGGAGAAGTTTCTTTGGTTTTTTCTCCCCAACATCCCGAGGCTCTTTTGGTCCCAATGACTAAAGGAACTGTAGTAGATACTATAGAAAACATTAAGAATGACAGGGAAGATTACGGAATCTACGGTTACGTTTTCTCTTCCTCTGTTTTTAATGAAAAAAGTTCTTCAGATTATCTTGACAAAGGGGGGTTTGATAGAGGAGAATTTATTGAGTTAGAGGATGGAGAGTTAGTCTATCTTCAAACTGATCGAAGATTTCTTCAAGAATCTTTGAAGACCGTGGGGTTAGATAAAGGCGTTCAAGTTATTTTAGGCGTTTTAGATGCCACGTCTCTCGAAACTGATGAGAAAGAAGAAATTTTACGGTTGACGGAGATACTGCTAAGTAGTAATGTAATCTGTAGCGATAAGGAGAAGAGTATGAGTAACAAAGAAATTCAAGATACGGCTTTGGAAACTTCCGCCGAGAAGGTAGTCTTAGAAGAGACTAGCGAAACTGCTCAACCCGAAGAAATTTCCACCCCGACTGAGGAGACTGTTTCTGCGGAAGCCGAGACTGTTGTTGCTTTGGCCGAAGAATCTGTGGCCCCCGCTACTGAGGAAGCTGCTGTTGTTACTCCTGTAGAGGAACCTGTTGCTATGGCCGCTGCGGAAGCCGCCCAAGCCCCTCAGCCGACAACCGAAGAGCTTCAAGAAGGTCTTAGTGAAACCCTTAGGGATGAATCTGCGACCATTTCCACTACAATTATCCGAGCGGTTAAAGACGATTTGGCGGCGTTTATGACTTCGTTTTCGGATAGCATGGAAAAGCTTCGTGATTCTAATGAGCAATTAGTTGGTTTCTTTAAGGCGTTTGCTGAAGCTTACGCTGACAAGTCGCCCGCTGGTGATGTTGCTGTTGCCGCCGCGAAATCCGATATTACTGAGACTGTCGAAGCTGCGGAAGTGGCGGAGACAAAGGTTGAAGAGCCAGATGTGGCTAATCAAATTTCTGAATTGAAAGACATGATTAAGGGTTTGCAGGAGTCTACTCCGAGCCATCGCGCTCGGACGGAAGCTCCTGCTGGCGCAGAAAGTGCCAGTCCTAATGATGTTTTTGGTGGAGAGTTCTGGCCCTTTCAGCCGGGCAAGAAATAATCGCGTTGGCTTAATAAGGTCTACAAGGAGATAAGAAAATGAGTGATAGTCCGCAGTCCCAAGACATTCTTGGCAAACTCGACATTGAAACTATTTTGAGCAAAGCTGCCACTACGGATACGATTAATACCGATACGGTAACAAATTCGATCCTTTCGCGTCAGCAGTCTGATCGATTTATCAATCTTCTGGTAGATGAGTCGGTGCTTCTAAAAAACATCCGAACAGCTCGAATCGATCATCCTTCGGGCGAGATCAACAAAATCGATATCGGTCAGATTAGTACTGAATCGACTTCGGCTACTGGAACCTCGACGTTTGCCCCGACCGCTTCGGTCGTGAATTACGATACGACTAAGTTCCGCTCGGCTTTTGATCTTACTTCAGATTTCTTGGAAGATAACCTCGAAGGTGAATCCGTTAGGGATAAGATCCTTAATATGTTTACCACCCGAATCGCCATTGACATGGAGATTCTGGCACTGGAAGGTGACTCGAGTATCTTTCCGGCAGCGGCTAATGGGACGCGAAAAGAGCGTCTGGTCGGCGGAAATGACGGTTTCCAGTCTCTTCTGGTTGCTGGCGTTCCGGCAGCACAGCAGATTGATGCTGATGGCGCTAGTGCTTCTGCGGCTCTTTATTATGAAATGAAGAACGCAATCCCGGCACGTTATCGCGTGGCTGGCCCGGATTACCGTTGGTTGGTTACGAGTCGCGCTTTCGATAAGTGGAACTTTGATCTGACTCAGTTGGGCTCGGAAGCCGCGACTGATACGACTGCTAAGTTCCGCGAGATGGGCGGCGGTGGAAAGCCTTTGGGAATTCCTCAGGTCGAGATCCCTCTCATGCCGACTGATCTGGAATATACTGGTGCGGGTGGCGCTGCGACAGATGGTTCCTGTATCTGGGGTACGCCGCTTCAGAACCTGATCTATTTCATTCAACGTGCGATCACGATTGAATGGGATCGAGTCCCGAGGTCTGACCTTTGGGAAGTCACGGTTCATACCCGCGTCGATGTTCAGATCGAGAACGCAGATATGTGTGTTATCGCGAACGACGTAGGAATTAACGGGAGCGACTACACTTCGTAAGTCTTCCGATCCCTGATGGGGGCCAGTAGGCCTGAGGGTTTCTGGCCCCCGTCGCACTTTCAGAAAGATCTTTAAACTAAGTCGCAGGAGACCCCCTTCCTAACGTGTCCGGCCCTAAAGGGGGCCAGAGTAGGCTACCCTAACTCTGGCCCCCTTCTTTTTTGGAAGGAAAAAAACCTATGTCAAACTACAATACAATTGCAGAAGTTAAGGCCTTCAAGGATGGGGATGGAAATGTTTATGATGTATCGTCATTCACGGATGATGAAATTCAGGCCGCGTTGGACGAGGCAGAGGATCTAATAGAGAGAGTAACAAACTCTAAGTTTGGCCCTTTTACTGAAGTTTGGATTTTAGATAGCGATAACGATAAGGCTTTGATGTTTCCTCCCGCTATTCCTTATCCTCTTATAACTGTTACCTCAGTAGAACTTCTAAATTCGACCGGAGGGGTTGAGGACACTCTCACAGAGAATACCGATTTTATTAATAGGGGTCATTACCTGTTTGCAGGCCCTCTTGAGCCGACAAATTTACGGAGAATTGTTTCTGGAACAACTATCTGGGCGGCGGGCCTACGCCGATATAAGATCACCGGATCTTGGGGAATGGCTTCAGTTCCTCCCGCAATCAAAAGAATTTTAAATCTTTTGGCTATTGAGACATTAAAGCCCGGAGCTACTGATATTACGTCTTCGGATATTCGAAGTTGGAAGCTCGGAGATTTCGCTATTGCTTTTCGGAATATCGGAGGAGATCGAACATCAAAAGACTTGACGGGTTTTCAGGAGATCGACAGGGTTTTACGACGGTATATAAATTATTCTGATTTGGTGTTCAATCACGATAGATATGCTTATCTCCAATCTTCTGTGTACGCAGGATAATGAACTTTTCTCTAGTATTAAATAATACTTGCACTCTTTCTCCGGTAGTCTATGCCCAAGATCGAGTAGGGGGAACTATAGAGAATCCGGGTACTCCTAGTACTGTTCTAGGGACTTACTCTTCCAGCCTCGGGGACTTTACTGACGGTACTTGGTGGCTTTGGTTTGATGCAGCGGCAGCTATGTGGAAAGTATCTTCAGCTCAGGACGTTGAAGGAGAGACTTGGTGGGAAGGCCCTCCCGGAGCAGGGGGAGGAGATGCCTCAGGGACGTTTGATCCCCGCGAGGAGGCTACAGGTCAGCTTACTAGCGCACTTAGCGGTTCAGACTATATTCTTACTTGGACAGGGATTACCGCCTCAGATGTGACTCATAGGTGCCGTATACGTACCCTTAACGGAGAAGAGAGGCCGTATATAGGGCGAGAGGGAGTAGTAAGTACCCACAAACTATACTTAAAGGGGAATCCTACGGTAGACGAATCTTATCGATGTACTTCCGAAGCTGATTCTTTCGATCTCCTTCTTGTAGATAATAAACATAGAATGAACCATCACTTAGAAATCCCTATGGTCTTGAGGAAATAATGGCAGGATTTAAAAAATCTCTTCCGGGCGGTTCTGTTATCCGATATAAATGGATGGGGGAGAATCGCAAGACCGAAATAGGAAAAGCCCTCGCGAAGAGAATGGATCGTGCAGCCGAA